TTTCACAGCGGGATGCAGTGGTATCAGGAAGTAGCGATACAGCGGCAACAGGAGGGCCGTCCCTGCCTCACGATCAACCGGATGCCTCAGTTCACGAAGCAGGTGACCAACGAGCATCGGGCGCAGCGGCCACAGGCGATCATTAAGCCCACGCAGAACGGTGATGTCGCTAAGGAGATGGCCGAGATCGCTGAGGGGCTGTGCAGGCGCATTCAGGGGCATTCTAACGCTAAGGTAGCCTACGATAACGCCTTCAACTACATGACCATCTGCGGGTTTGGTTACCTGCGAGCGATCACGGACTACGAAGGTGCGGATAGCTTCGACCAGGAGATCAAGCTGGAGTGGATCAAGAACCCTTTCAGCGTCTACATCGATCCCGGCGCACAGATGCCCAACAAGGAAGATGCGAAGTATGCCTTCATTGTTCAGGACATGACCAAGGAAGACTTCGAGACTGAGTTTCCAAATGCTCAGCCGTTGTCCGCAGACTCAATGCGGTCGATGGGCGATCAGTCAACGCTATGGTTTCCCGGCGGCGGCGTGCGCGTCGTTGAGTACTTCTATGTTGAGCTAGCGAAGAAGGTTTTAGTCCAGTTCGATGACGGATCTGTCGGCTACGAGGGCGAGTTTGACCCGAACAACGGGCTTGGCATCATGCGTACACGCGATGTAGAAGTCCCAACCGTCAAATGGTGCAAAGCTAACGGCCTAGAGATCATCGAAGAGGGCGACACACCCTTTGCCATGATCCCCATCGTGGGCATGTACGGGGATTTGACGATGGTGGACGGCGTGGAGATCCTGAAGGGCATGGTGCGCGACTCCATCGACCCGCAGCGGCGCTATAACGTCATGGTTACGGCTGAGACTGAGGCTATTTCGCTGTCTCCGAAGTCGCCTTTTATCATTGCTGAAGGGCAGCTTGAAGGCTTCGAGGAGCTTTGGAACACGGCTAACACGCGGAACTATCCGTATTTGCCATACAAGCCAGTGTCAGCAGGTGGGCAGGTCCTAGGCGCACCACAGCGCACCAGCTACGAAGCGCCAATACAGGCGATTGCGATGGGTATCGAGCAAGCTTCACGGGACTTGATGCACACCACGGGGATCTACAAGGCTTCGCTAGGCGATCAGGGGCAGGAGCAGAGCGGTAGGGCTATTCTGGCGCGGCAGAAGGAAAGCGACATTGCCAATCTCAACTATGCGGACAACGCTAGCCGAGCTTACGAACACATGGGCCGCGTGATTATGTCGGCTGTACCTAAGGTGTACGACGCTCCTAGGCTACTCCGCATCGTCAAAGGCGATATGACCGATGACGTTGTGGAGATCAACAAGCCAACGGTCATCAAGGGAGTAGAGCGCATCTACGATCTGACAGCCATGCGCTACGACGTGACGGTTGAGACTGGACCGAGCTACGCAACCAAGCGTGAGCAGAGCGCTGAAATGATGCTGGAGACGGCCAAGGTGATCCCGATGGTTCAACAGGTCGGGCCTGATCTCATCGTAAACAATCTGGACTTCCCTGGCGCTCCCGAGCTTGCCAAGCGCTTGAAGAACGCGCTACCCCCTGGCATTGCCGACAACGACGAGAACGCAGAGGTACCCCCACAGGTACAGCAAAGGCTTGCTCAGCTTGACCAGTTCGCGCAACAGGCTACGCAGGTCATTCAGGAGCTTACGGAGAAGCTGGAAGCCAAGAACGAAGAGATTGCCAGCAAGGAGCGCATGAACGCGGAGAACAACGCCACAAAGATCAGCATTGAAATGGCGAAAATCAACGCGCAGCTCGGGCAATTGTTGATGACGCAGGAGTATGCGGCGGCACGGCATGAGGTTGATGTATCGGTGGCAGAGCAGCAGGCCGAACAGCAACGCGAAATGCAGGAGCAAGCCGCGCAACAGCAACAAAACACGGTCTCAGGAGGGCCGGGTGAATGATTTCTATTGACAATACGATGTCGGATATGGAACAAATGGAAGCAGTACAGGCCGCAACTGCGATGCCCGATGAGCCGGAGAAACCCGCTGGCAATGAGCAAGCAGAAGCACTTCAGGTTGAAGCTGTAGAACAGTCTGAAACTGAGTCCGAAGATGATGGTGAGGATGAAACTGGCGATACAGACGCTGGAAGCCAAAAACCAAAGAAGCTCGGCGGTTATCAGCGACAGATTCAAAGACTTAAGCTTGAACTTGCCAAATTTGAGGGAGTTCAAGAAAGACTAGCACAGCTAGAATTGGCTACTCGCACTGGCGTAAAGCCCGCTGAGCGCGAACCAGCGCCAATAATCGAAGGCAAGCCGACGCTAGACCAATTTGACGGCGATCTGGAGAAGTTTACAGAGGCGCTAGTCGAGTGGAAGGAAGGCACAAGGCAAGCCGAGACGAAGGCCAAGCAGCAGGCCGATACGTGGCAAACCCGCGTTGCTGAAGCTGCAAAAGATATTCCCGATTTCGACGATTACGCCAATGTTCAGATCCCGTTAACCCCGCAAATGCGAGAGTTCATGGTTGAATCTGAGATCGGCCCGAAGCTAGGGTACGCCTTAGCGAAAGATTTAGCAGAAGCCCAACGGATTTTTGGCCTACCACCTCTTCAACAGGTGAAAGCGCTGGCGAAGTTGGAGCTTGAACTAACCGGAACCGTTACCCCTCCGGTAAAGCAAGTGACCAAAGCCAGTGCAGCACCTCCACCTATTAAGCCTCTCGCTGGTGGGACTTCGGCTCCAGTAGTGAAGAAGCCCTCAGAGATGAGCTTTCAGGAATTTGTAGCCTGGCGCAACAGCGGCGGCAAATAAACACAATTTATTGGCCGTGAGCGCGAGACAGGCTCATGCCGAATACTCTTTTAACGATCTCAATGATCACCAATGAGGCCCTGCGGGTCCTCACCAACAACCTGACGTTTACCAAGCGCATTAATCGCCAGTACAGCGACAAGTTTGGGATTGAAGGGGCAAAGATCGGTACTACCGTCAATGCCCGTAAACCGCCTCGCTACGTGGGACGCACCGGGCAGGCGATCAGCATCGAAGACGCGACCGAAACGCAAGTACCCGTCACGCTGACCACCCAGTTTGGCGTTGACATCAGCTTTTCGTCTGCTGACCTCCTGCTGAGTATCGACGATTTCAGCAACCGTTTCATCAAGCCCGCTATCGCCGTAGTCGCGAACAAAATCGACTTCGACGGTATGCAGCTTTCCGACACCGTTGCTAACTCGGTCGGCACTCCCGGCACTGTCCCGAATGCGTTGCTGACTTACCTGCTTGCGGGTGTGGCGCTCGACAATAACGCAACCCCGATGGACGGCGACCGCAGCATCGTGATTAACCCGCTGATGCAAGCGACCATCGTTGACAACCTGAAGGGCCTTTTCCAAAGCTCCAATCAGATCAAGGAGCAGTACGAAAAGGGCAAGATGGGGACTTCGGTGGGCTTCGACTGGTACATGGACCAGAACACGAATGTTCACACCGTCGGGCCTCTCGGCGGCACTCCGCTGGTCAATGGCGCGGCTCAGACTGGCTCCTCGCTCGTCACTGACGGTTGGACCGCTGCCGCTGCATTGCGTCTGAACCGTGGCGACGTGTTCACCATCGCTGGCGTCTTCGGCGTCAACCCGCAGAATCGCCAGTCTACCGGAGCGCTTCAGCAGTTCGTTGTAACTGCTGACGTTTCGTCTACCGCTGGTGGCGCTGCTACGATTCCGATCTTCCCGGCAATCACCACGACTGGCGCATTCCAGACCGTGACTAACTCCCCTGCTGACAACGCGGCTATCACCGTAGTTGGCGCGGCCAACACCAACACTCCTCAGGGTCTTGCATTCCACAAGGATGCGTTCACAATGGTGTCGGCTGACCTGCCGTTGCCCCGTGGCGTTGACATGGCCGCACGTGTAAGCGATCCCCAGACGGGTCTTTCGATCCGCATGGTACGCGCTTACAACATCAGCACCGATCAATTCCCCTGCCGTCTCGACATCCTCTACGGCTGGAAGGAACTGTATCCCGAACTGGCTTGCCGAATCCAGAGCTAGTCTGGCCTAAGCACGATTGGGGCGGGTCCTCCTGCCCGCCCCTCTTTGAAAGGAAAATATGCCCGAACAATACCCCAAATGGCTTTACCACCGGACTGAGCTTCCAGTGGTTGTCTATGATCCCGATGAACACGCCGCGAAGGGCGAAGGGTGGGAGGAATCTCCAGATTTTGGCGATGACGATGAATCTGAAGAAACCGAACAATCTGAAGCACCGAAGGAAAAGGTGAAACGCCAGCGTAAGCCGAAGGCAACCGAAAATGCCAGCAGCTAATGACATCATCCGTCCCGCGCTGAAACTGTTGGGGGTTATCACTCAAGGTGAAACCCCTTCCACATCGGAAGGCACCGACGCACTAGCCGCGCTGAACGCAATGATCGACAACTGGAGTACGGAACGGCTGAACGTGTTCTTTATCCAGAACTTCACGGGCAGCGTGAGCAATGGAACGAATAGCTACAACATCGCAACCGGGCAGACTTGGAACACGCCGCGACCTGTGCGCATCGAAGCGGCCAATATCATCCTGAGCAACCTGACGCACCCTCTGGAGATCATCTCCCCTGCGGATTGGGCAGCGATCAAAGAA